AACGTATAACAAGTTATGCAAAGACTTTCCGAAAGACTTTAGTTGGGACATAGAAGAAGCCAGCGACATGACCGAAGGATCACAGCAACTGGCTTGTACTGGTAACAACTGCGAACTTTAACGCTCACTACTGGGGAGCTTCGGCTCCCTAGTCTTCAAGCCAGTCTTGAGCAAGTCTTCCAAACGGAAGCCAACCAACTGATTCGCTCTTAGCTAAGAAGTCATCCATTTCTTTACTGCCAAACCCAAACTGCATCATATCAACTAGCGGAGCAAACGCCATAGATATTGGCGAAGGCGCAACAGAAGATACCAACGGCGCTACATCACCACCTGATGCTCTAGAAAGCTGATAAGTTCCTATAGTGTTTAGAGTAACTGCGCCTAGAATGTGATCAGCGAAGCGCATAGGAATGTTTTCAATAGAAGGCTCTTCTCCCTTTAATATATGACGCCCTTCGTTAATAAACGCGTTACCACCACCAACAACCAAGCTATAAGCCATTCCGTTTTTAACTGCTTCCTTTTTGTTGCCTGCCTTCCACTCCTGAACAACAAGATTTTCAATTTGCTCTAGCTGTTTGATAGCGAACGTCCTTAACATGTATGCAACGCGCCAGTTAGGATTGTCTAGGTAAAACTTAGGAAGCTGTGCCATGTCACTAGGCTGCAAACGAGAAAGCTGGGCTGCTGCAAACTCTATCGTTAAGTCTGTTTTCTTACCTTGCAGTAAATCTTTAGTCAGCCTGTCAAGCTCGTTGTCTGTAAACGCGTGTCCCCACTTTTCTTTTAGCTTTCCTGATCGCGCCAGTTGCTGTCCTTCTTTTATACCTGCTCGTAATGCTACGTTCTTTCCAAACCTATCAACATCTCTAAAACCAGAAAGCTTAAACGCTTCTTCGCTTAACTTGTTGAATCTAGCCTGTGCCTTGCCTACACCTTCACGGATAAATTCACCAGTAGTTTGTTGCGCTAGTCCTACGTCTTCAACAGACATGTTAACGCCGCGCTTTCTAATCATGTCAACTAAAACATCAACAGTGTTGTCAGCACCGTAATTAACAATGCTGTTAAACACATCGCCTATGTTTAAGATTGCAGAGTATGGGTTTGCTATTGTTCCCATGTACGCTGCTTTTCTTGCGTTTGCGATTAAACCTGACGGGCCTCTGCTTCCCATAACTATTAAAGATCTTGTCAGGTCTTGTGCTTTGTCAGCAGTAGCAGAGTTAGCACCTTCCAGTTTAGTTACTGCGCGTACCTCATCAAACAGAGCGTCACCTCTTCTTACTCTCTTCTCCAGCACCTTTAATTTTTTTGCTGCCTTTGCGTCACCTTGCTGCGCTAAACGTGCAAGCTCTTGCCTCTTTGTATTTATGTTTTTTAATTTAAACACATCTATCAAAGACATCTCTGAGTCTGCTCTACGTAACCAGTCAACAGCTACTTGTGAAGGGTTAACGTAGTCTTGTAAAATAGGATCGCCTTTTATAATCTGATCTCTTGTTTGCTCAAACGCAGACGTATTAGTTTTCTTGTTACTCTTTGTAGTTAAGAAACCATCATTGGTTACTCCCTTCATCTGTGAAGGCCAGTAGTAATCGTCTAAGTGTATGGAGCTATCTAGCTTCTGTTTTCTTTCTAAAGACGCAGCACGTATTTTTGATCGTACGGCTTCAAATCCTTTAATAGCTTCATCACCATAGTTTGTTTTAAGGTGGCTAACAAGATCTTGGTAAGCTTTTTTTCTTATGTCTAAATTATTCAGAGGATTCTTTACATCTATTTGACTCATGTTTAAAAGCAAACGAGTCGCTTCTGCATCGTCTTGTATAGAATTAAAAAACTTTGTAGTGTTAGAACCGCGCAGTACGTTTTCTGTTGTTGCGTGTCTTCGCGCCATAGTAGAAGCAACACGCTGAAGCGACGAACCAAAGCGCTTACCTACATACTTTTCTCCCATTATCTGAGCAGAAGAAACATAGTTCCTAAACCATTTAACAAACTTATTGGGATCGTACTTACCGTTAACAAAGCCAACATCGTCAGCCAGAGTTCCTAAACGTTTGCGAAGTTCTTGCTCTGTTACCGTGTCAAAGTTTATTACATTTTTACCTGACACAGATTCAGCAGCCCTGAGTTTTTTCATAGGAACGCCTAACTCATCAGACACAGCCTGTAAAGCTTTTCCGTAATCCAAACCTTCAAGACTTCTGCCTGTTTCATTGAAGTACTTTAAAGCGTATTCGTCCATCTTACCTTGAAACGCAAGAATAACTTCGTCAGACTGTGGCTCTATCTTGTAAACTTTACCGTCTATCTCTTCAGTTAGTTTACCCTGAAGATACTTACGCGCTCTTTTTTCTTTAGCTACTTGCTTCTCAACTTCTTCAGCAGCCTTAACTGCGCGTCCTTCAGCGCGTCCAAGAACGCCGCCAACTGTTGCTCCAAGACCGCCGGATATAGCGCCTGTTTTTAATGCATCAGCAGTGCGCTCTGCAAAGTCACCTTCGCCTTCCATAAAGCCGTAAACAGCGCCTTCAGAAAAAGCAACACCGCCTTGTCTAGCTGCACCACTAGCTATTGTTTTACCAACTCCCGCCATTTTCATAAGCATAGAGCTAGGCATTAAGCTAGTGCCGATAAGAGTTGTGTAAGCCAAAGCTGGATGCTGCTCAAAGAGTTCTTCTTCGATTCTACGCTCTTCGGCTAACTGCGTTTCGTAATCAACACCAGTAAGTTTACTCAGCGCAAACGCTCTAGCTTCGTCCCCAACAATACCTGCTGTAAGACCTTCAAGAGCAACGCCGCCTACTGCGCGGATCTCTTCAGTTACGTCTAAAGGATCGGCAACAATACGCCGCGTTTCTTGAGCTTTCGCTATAAGTTCTTCAGGAGCACCTTCAGAAACAAGCTTTTCAATTATAGCATCAACTTCATCTACACGCGAAAGCAAATCTTCGTCCTGCTTAACAGCTTTACGCTGTAAGTTCGCTGCGCTTAATGGAATATCTACATCACTTTCAAGACTTTTAATTACTTGCATAGCTTTATCTAAAAGATCTTGAGGCGCATTGTTTTCCCTAAGATCTTTATAAATATTTAATGCTTCAGCTTTTAAATAAAAAGACATTAAAGTTTTCCTTATTCAACGCTTCCATAGTATTCTTCAGTTGCCTCTCTAAGCTCACGCACAGCGCGTTCTTCTCGCGTTTCTCCACTGTCTTCATCCACCGTTTCTGCTGTAAACGCTAACATAGCTTCGTCAATAGAAGCGCCGTTTACAAAAGAATCAGCAGCTTTTAATGCCATTCTTGCAGCCAGTGCGTTTTCTTTTTCCTCAGTATCACGACCCGGAAGGTCTAAAGTTTGAACATAAGAAAGAGCAGCCTCTTGAAACAAACCAGCCATAGCCGCTGACGGAATTGCTTTGCCTGCGTAGTTCTTGGCTAATGCTTTAGAAAGAGTATCGTTTGCCACTTTAGGATTGTGTTTTGCTAGTTTCATAAAAGCACTTACATCAGCGTCTTCAGCAAGACCCAACATTTTCCTGACTTCTGATTCATTATAAGAAAACTTTCCAGCGTCCCTGTCTTGTTTTAGCTTTTCAAGCTGAATGTCTTTAGCTTCGTCTTCCTTTTCAATAGCAGTAAACACACCTTCTTTGTCTGGGTGGGCTTTTAAAAACTTTTCTTTACCCCCTTCCGTTCCCGCCAACCCACGCGCAAGCTGAGTAGCTGCGGTATATTGAGCACTGCCAATCTCAAGTCCTCGCTTAAGTGCGCGATAATCAGAGGTGTTTAAAAATTCTTGGTGCTGCTCCGCTGCTCTTTGCGCTGCTTCTTTTGAAAGATCAAACTGATCGAACCTCAACTTCAAAGCTTCGTCGGCACGTTCTGACGCTCTACGTGACTCTTGCTGCCTAAACACAGCGTCTTCTGTCTTCATAGACATTTGAGAAATGTCCATTGGAGAAAGACCCGGAACAGCGCCTCCAATAGCATTAGCAGATTGTTGATATTTAGTTAGCTCTGCCTGCTTCTCTGCTGGACTTAACGACTCGTCTTTTAAAACAGCAGTCATTTTATTCTGCAAATATCCCAGACCGCTTGCAGCATTCTGTTGTCGTTGCTGTAAACGCAAATCTCTAGCTTGGCCTGCTAACTCTGCACCAGCTTTAGGGTCTGTTTTCATAATTGCCGCCGAAGCTTTTTCAATTACATCCGGGTCATTACTTGAAAGCGCTGCTTGCAACTGCGTTAACATGCCTTCACGCTCACGTTCCTCAGCAGCCCGTCTAGGAGCAGACCCAAGTGCTGAAGCTGCTTCAAACAAACCCGGAGCGTAGCTTGGTCGTGTTAGCGCGTTTATAAATCCTTGTCCAAATCTAGCCATTACTATTTCTCCTTAGCTTAAAGCGCCGCTTAACAAGCCAGTACCTAAAACACCCATAAGATCAGCTTGACCCAAACTAGCGCCCAACAACGCCTCAACACCACCCATAGCGCCTTCGCCAAACAGACCTGCGCCGTAAAGCTGACCGCGCTGCTGTAGCTGTGGGTAAAGCTCACTGCCTTGCATAGCTGCTAGTAACTGTGCTTGTGGTATGTAAGAACCACCCAAGGCTCCTAGCCCTAGCTGTTGCTGTCCACTTAACATTGCCAAGTCTTGTGCAGACAACTGAGAACCCATGCCTGTAAAGGCTTGACCAAGCTGCGCCTGCTGTCTCTGCTCTGCCTGCGCCTGTTGCATGGCTCCAAGCATTGCAGTGTTCTGTGCTTCGGCTTGCGCTTTAGACATAGCAAGCTGCTCAGGCGTACCACCAAACATGCTAGTGCGTACCCCTAAACGTCCTTGGTTTTGCAGTCTTTCTTCTAAAGCTAAAGCGCGGCGCTCTTCTTCAGGACGCTGTGCTGCGCGCATACGCTCGTAAACGGCAGCTTCACGTTCGCCTGTAGGCATACCAGCAGAAGCCATAAAGCCACTGCCAAGACCGTAAGCTTGCTCTGCTGCTTCGCGTCCTGCCTGCTGTCCGTAAGGTGTAGCGCCTAAAGTTGACTGCGCTTGTTGCATCAACATGCTCTGTATGGCTTGCTCTTGTGGAGAACCTGCCATTGTTGCAGCGCCAGTTGTAGGATTGTAACCAAACTGACCGCCTGTTGCAGACGTTACGCTGAAAGGCTGAAACTCACTTTGACCAAGTCCCTGCTCTGCAATACCTAGAGCACTTTCTTGAGCCTCAACTCCAATATCACCAAGCTTGTCATAAGCCTCTTTAATAGCCAATAAACCAGCACCGCCTAACGCATAATTGCCTGCATTACTAGCAATGTTTTGACCAATATTTCCAGCAGCAGTACCGAGACTGCTTCCAAGGCTCGTAAGAAATGATTGTAAACTCATTAGTAATTACCTCCGTCAATCGTTCCTGTAGACAACGTACCAGTGAAGGTCATGTTAGGTATAACTACAGTACCTGTAAACGTAGGACTTTCTATGTCAGCTTTAGACAATATGGCTGTTGCTATGTTTGTAAACTCTTCGGTGAACTCTGTACCACGAATAATTTTGCCACTGTTTCCAGAAGGCAGAGAATCCTTAGCGGCAAAGTCTGTTGTCGGGGTATAGTTGCTCATAGTGTTTTACCTATTAATGCTAGTACGTTGATTTCTTGTAGTGATAAAGGGAATCCATTAATGTCTGACTCAAGCCCTACTGTAACTATAGAGCCGCCACCTGTTGCGTTTATCTGACGCCTTGAAGTTAATGCACCGCCTGTAAATTCACCTACAGCAAACTCTGAAACATTAAAATACGCGGGCTGTTGATTACCTACAGTAAACGTAGCAAATCTATAGTCAGTTGTTAAATCGTAGCCCCAGTACAGAATAACTGTCGCGCTGTTAGCGCCCACAATTGTTGGCCTTAGTTTCTTAAGTATCTTTAGCTTTGACGGATCTCCAAACGTAAGGCCGGGACTGTAATATCTAAAACGATAAGACTCACCGTTGTCGCTGTAGTCTGAATACTCACCTACACCGTCAGAAGTTCCAATGTGTAACGTACCGTCAGGTTTTCTTTCATAAGATTTAAACGAATTAGAGGGCCAACTTGTCACTCGGTATGCGCCGTTTTCTAACGTACCCTTAAGATCAAAGCAATAAGTTATTTGCTGGTTTGGAAACGAAATAAGATAAAAAGAATTTTCAGGACTGAAGACAGAAGACGTTGGGCCTGTACGTTGAGCAATGGCCTCAATAAACTCAGTCTTAATGTTCAAACTTAAATCGTTTATAGGCATTGACTTTTCTTGGATAGTCCGTCCAAAACTTCGCAAACCTGATTGATCTAAAAATAAAACATCAGTGCCGATGTGCTGAACAGAATTTCTACAAACACAGCCTACGCCAGCAACGGTGTCTGCAATACTCATAGTCGCTGGAGAGGACGCACCTTCATAAACAATAATGCTGTGCTTTCCAAAAACAATTAACAAATTATTATGCGCCGCTAATGCGCGAACTTCATCGTAACCGTCAGGCCACGCTTTAGATACATCAATTGATCCGGTAGATCCGCCAGTAAAAGAAGTTCCAATAAGCAGATCAGACCAGTGTATTGTCTGCGTGTCAGCAGCGTTATCAACAATCCACAAACGACCATAGGCTGCTAAAGCTTCGTGACAAAAATACTGCGAAGACGTAGCTGTTCCGTTGTAATCTCCCCACGTTTGAAGACCACCAGAGTCAGTGTAAATCAAAGGCTCTAAGCCGCGCTGGAAAAAATAAGCCGCGTCGTTAAAGTTTAACATCTTCCAGTTGTTGCCGCTTACAGTATAACCTGCTGGAGTTTCGTCAACTAACGTGGTTGTTCCTGACAATATTTTATTATTTCCCGCGCTAAACAACTTAGAGTTGCTAGCGTCATCATAAAAGTAGTGCAGCTTATGTACAAAGTCTGTGCCTAACTCTGTATTATTTGTAGTAATGACAGCGTTACCTTTACGCGCAGCAATTCGACCGCGCTTGTCGATGACAGCATTATCTGCTATCTCTGCAAACGACGGGTCTTGCGCTAAAGGCGAATCTTCAGTGTTGATACCCTTAAACGCAGGAGCAACTAGGTTAATACTTTGTAGTGGCTGGGCCATACACTAGCTCCTATTATGAATACCAATCAGTTTCGTAAGGGTGCTTCTGTGCGTCCAGAGCGATAGCGTCAGACAGATACTTGTTGGCTATACCAAAGTACTCAGGCGTTGATGTGCCGCCTGTCTCGCCTCTTTCACGCGCTGCTAAAGCTACTGCTAAATGTATGACAGGCATTGCAGGTATTAACATATTATCTGTGTTTGCAGCCAAGTCTTCGTTACGCAGGACACAGTTGAACCGCAGTGTATAAACACCGTCAGGCTTTGGGTATATGTCTATTTGTGAATCACCTTGGGAGTCAACACCATTGTACGTGTAGAACTGTGGCGCTCCACGCGCGGGAGTTTGATTGAGGTATTGATTGTCAAACCACTTAGAAGTACGGTACTCCATAAAAAAGTTAGAAGTATCGTTAATGACATCCAATGCTTTAATACGGTTCTGACTGCCTGTAAGCACATAATTAAATATGTCTGCCGAAGTTGTAATAGTTAACGTAGTACGTAAGGCCGACCAGTCCCATGAAGTTTCTACAAGTTTCTTAGCGTCGTTAACAAAGTCACCTATCATCTTGCTATAGGTAGTAGAGTTTACGCTAGTAACCTCTTCTTCTCGTATCCTTCTCAGGACGTTGTTTACCAATTCTAAATATGTCATATTAGTCCTTTAAACATACTATCGTTAATAATCTTGTCTAGCGAAGCCATGTAATCTGTTTGTGGTGACTGTATTATGGCCTGTACTGTAGGAGGCTGATAAGAAATACCATACTGCTCAACACCAGATATTCCTCTTCCTAACCCTAAAGGAGTTCCTGCGTCTTTAGTTAATTCAAAAAGAGACATGGCCTCTTCTTCGCCGTCACCGTCGCCGTCGCCGTCGCCGTCACCATCGCCGTCACCATCGCCGTCACCATCGCCTTCGGTATCGCTAGAGCCTGTGTCGTCCTTAGTATCCTTAGTAGACGAACCACCACCAAACGTAAGTCCCTCATCTCCGGGTTCTTCTCCGGGGCCTTCAGTGTCGCTAGAGCCGTCACCATCTTTGCCTTCAGTGTCAGTAAAGCCTGTACCGTCTTTACCACCATCGTCGTCATCGTCATCATCGTCGTCGCCGACACCTTCGCTGGCGCTAGAGCCTGTGCCGTCTTTAGTGTCCTTAGTAGATGAGCCTCCGCCAAAGGTAAAGCCAACATCGCCGGGGTCTTCACCACCGTCTTCTTCAACTTCTTCTTCAACTTCTTCTTCGACTTCATCACCGCCGTCTTCTTCGATTTCTTCTTCGACTTCATCACCACCGTCATCTTTAGTGGCTGCACCGCCAAACGTTAAACCGCCTTCAGAATCATCAGCAGTGCTGTCCTTAAGTAGTTGCTCCGCTATGTCTTTAGAAGTTTCAGCAGCGTCTTTATCTTTCTGCTCAGACTCAGGATCTTCTACAGTTTCTTCTACAACTTCTTCTGTGGTATCTTTAGTAGTTGATCCACCGAACGTAAAGTCATCTTCGCCTTCGTCCGTAGTGTCTACTAGTAAATCAATTTCTTCGTCGTCTAGCTCGTCTTCATATACAGTTGCATTGTTTTCTTCTAAGTAGTCTTCACTTACAGTACTGCCTACGGCTACGTTTGCATCTGGAACGTACCAACGATCCCCACTTACTGTATCAGTAAATACTCCGTTTCCATCGTAAACATATCTATCTTCTTCTACAACTTCTTCTGTGGTATCTTTAGTAGTTGATCCACCGAACGTAAAGTCATCTTCGCCGTTGTCTTCAATTTCTTCAGCAGCAGCTTCTTCAGCAGCTTCTTCAGCAGCGGCTTGTTCAGCAGCAGCTTGTTCAGCAGCAGCGGCAGCGGCTTCTTCTGTTTCTTCTGTAACTGTGTAATCTGGGATTTGTATCTGTAGATCACCAAGTACATCAGTAACGTCTACGTCTTGCCACTCAATGTCACTGTAATCAGTATCAAACTCTCCGTCAGCTACGTCGTTTATAGAATCTATTACAGACTTAATAATGTCATTTGCACTAACAGACGTTATCTCAGTAGCGTCACCAAATAGACCACCTGCTGCGCCTTCAAGAGCGTCTTGGAGTACAGTGTCTAAATCTACATCACCAGTAGTAGCTGCTTGGCTTGCAAGACTAAGAGTAGCACTTGCTAGAGCACTTGCTGAAGCTGCTGAAAGTCCTGTAGTAGCTACTAATTTAGCAGCAAGAGCAGGAGCAGCAGCCATTAACGCAGCAGCACCAGCAGCCGCAACGTAATCTCCAAAGTCTGTCCTGTTCATCTTGTAGGTACGCGCAAATCCTGTACCTGTCCAACGGAATCTATCGCCTTTCTCGTTAGTAAACTCTTCAGTAGGAATTCCGTACTTGTTCATTAACGCTTGGTTTTCTGCGCTGTTCATCCAAGAAGCATAAGCGCCCTGTCGAGCGTTAGCATCAGACTGCTGTGTGTCGTCTGCTGGCGCTTGTTGTCCCGGCCCAAAAGCTAAGTCGTCTTCTTCTTGTTGCTCTTGCGCTGCTGTAGTCTGGTCTATGCCTTCCTGAGAAAACCAGTCTTGAGCCTCAATCATGTCAGAGGACTCTTCAATGTAATCCATGTACCTGTCAAAAGATCCAAAGACATTCTGAAGGTTAGTACTATCGTTATACGCCTCTTGTAAATCCGAACGTGTTACCTGAGTAGGTGACCAACTAAGGGCTTGAGTATCTTGGCCTGTGGCACCAAAGAGACTTACAGCGTTATCGCCAGTCTCTTGATGTAGAATCATTGTGTACAACCCATCGTCTTCTTCAGGCTCAGGCTCAGGAGCAGAAGTAGAAAACGGAGCAGACGGTGGTGGTGTCTTTATAGGCTCTGGTTGTGAGTGTCCAAAGCCTAAAGTTTCCGTAGGTGTTGGTGTTGTTGCTTGCTTTACTGTACCTAAGAGGCCACCAAACATACTACTAGGGCTTGACACAGAAGGTGCAGCCGAAGCTTTGTTGGCGTCCTGCTGCGCCCTAAAAGCCGCCTGCCTAGCCTTCTTATCAGCCTGCCTCTTCGCATATCGCTCTGCGTTAGTTAGGCCGTCAGCGCCTACTACATCTCTACCTACAGCCATTATTTATCCCTCGCACAGCCTTTGGCTTTCTCAAAAGAGCGCATGGCCCCTAAGCCCAACATACCCATAAGCACTGGCATCATCTGACTCAAATCCAAGGACGGCAAAAAAACATCCACACCAGATAGAGTAAGGGTAAAATTCCCAAGAGGGACGCAGATAAAATTAAATGCCATTCCGCTAACACACACCCACCCAACCGCTGGACGCCA